CAAGGTGAGCAATCACCCAAGCAAATTGGTAGGTGTTAAGTTCAGAGGTGGCAAAGGCAGCGACTTGCTCCATGCCGTCCGAGTAGCAACGGTAAACTTGAATACAGAAGCGGTCAGCCCAGTCGCTTGACCCATAAGCAGGGTCAGCACCAATGACGTAGTAGGCGGTATCCACAGGCTCTTCCCATACCTTTAGGGTAGACAGGCGCTCAGTTGACTTGACTACTTGGGTGTCTTGAAAGTTAGCGCCAAATACATAGCGGTAGTTATCAAAGGATAGCTTCTTAGAAATCTTGGCTGCATCAGTACAACGGGCAATCGAGAAGAAGCTAGTGCCGGTCATCACAAAGGCATAGTCCTCAGTTGGCGGAAACTCTTGGTACATCAAGCTCTCATCTTTGATACCTTCGAGCATCTTCCAACGCCACCAAGCCATTTGTCTTGAGTTGACCTCAAAGTTGTACAGCTTCTTAATGTCCTTAGTCCACTCTTTCTCTTCGGTGGTAAGTTTGCCGTCCCAATAGACTTTGTAGATGTCTGAGTCTGGGTCAGCAGAGTAGAACTCATTGCGCCACCATCCGCAGAAGATAGCTTTCTGAGTTCTAGCCCGTTTAGCAGTAACGTACATCTCATGGAACATATTGAAGCCACGGGCGGTGGATTCAAAGATGTAGAGTCTCTCAGGGTTATTCTCAGCAAGAGAAGCTAAGAGGGAAGCCAGACCTTCCTCATCACCCCAAGAAGATGTTTCTGTGCCGTGAAGAAATGTGATGCCTTTTCCGCGTCCGAGAGAACCCTTGGCTCTAAGTCCGGCAACTTGGTAGAAGATACGACTTCTGTTTTTGAGGGACAGAGAGTTTCTGTTGTGGGCAAGCATGGGGATTTTGTACTCTTTTGGGAGTCCATCCATGTATGCACCGAGTGTTCCTCTGAACATATCTCGGTTTTCTTCGGTATCTGTAACAAGTGTTCCCCCAAGCCCTGCGTTAGTGAAATGCCAATAAAGGTCTAGCGCAAGGGATATGGTGGTAATACCTAGTTGCCGACCTTTCAAAATAACAAAGAAGTGAATACCGTTAGCCAAGCCAGAGTTAATCTCTTCCATGACATAGGTTTGTGTTCCAAGGAGATGGTCCATGTTCCTTAGACCTTGCTCCTTAGTCTCAATTTTAAGGTTGTCACAGAACTTATAGAACTGCTGTAAATTAAATTTCATCTAAGTTCCAATGAATGATGTCCCCGGCAGTCTTTTTGTTTCTAGCCACATTTAGTAGCTCCTGAACAGTTATGGGCGAATACTGCAATTTCCATCTGTCAACCAAAGCAATCTTCTGTTTCTTGGTTTTACACAGTAGCGCAGCCCTGACTTCTCCCTGAAGCCACAACCTACTCGCCCTTAACTGCTCTCTAGTGGATAGGTTCGTATTGCTCAAGCTGGCTACGCACCCTCTCCAACTCCTCTTGTGCCATTTGCATAAGACGAGCAGATTCAGTATGCACACGCATCAGCTCTTGGAACAACTCCACAGCGTTCATCCGAGATACACGAGTCATGTAAGCCTTCTTCATGTCTTCCGCAGCCATAGGCATCATGGCGTTATGACCGTTTACTAAGCCGTTCTCCATACCCTTACTCCTTCCTTCTCGCATCTAGCGATAAATTTACGTTCCAACTTCTTCCCAGTCCGGTAGTTGTTGTTACAAACCACTTGCAACTTCCCACCATCAACAAAGAAACTGTCCCCAACCTCCATCACCTTGTACGGATACCGCCGCTTATCAGGTGGCACAGGCACATCTTTACTTACTTCCATGCTAATCATTTGCATCCCCCTATCCATGTTGGGCAGTATAGACAAAAAAAAGCCCCACCACAAGGGCAGGGCATAAGTTCCATCAAAGGAATGACAACTGACAAGACATCAGGATACCAGAAAACACATATTTTTTTTGGTGGAGGAAGCGAATGGGGCACACACTTTTACAATCCCAAACCCAATCGATTACCGCGAGAATAAAGAGCGAGATAGTTAGCGCATGACCAAACCCATTACCCAATGCCATGCTTATAAATAGCGCCGTGTGACCATATAGCTTGGCTTATGGCAACCCCTAAACCCCTTTTAGGGTAGCGCATGGGCGGGATATATAGCTGTCATTACCGCCATTGTGGGGGTTTACAGTATGTAGATACTTAACTATATTAATACCATTTATTACATATTATGTAGTTACTATATATATATATAATATGAAGATAACATAATATGTAGATAACATATTATGTAGACATTTATAGTTAACTACATAACATAATTACTTTTATAACATAGTATCTACATAACTATATAGTATGCTTGTGGATAACTTTAACTTATCCACACTATCCACACCATGCACCATTATAAAGATTATATGCACCATAATAGAGTATTAAGATTATGTATTGCACGGTATTGGTGCTATGCTTTTTTGTAAGTAGTTGATTTATATAGGCTTATATATTGGCATGGTTTTAGCATAGTAATATATAGTAGAGAAAACACTCTCTACATTTCCTAACAGTTATCAACAAGGGGCTTTTATGACACACCAAATATTGAGAGAATCTACCGGTACATTTGACCATGACGCTAAATTCACTTTCGAGATTACCCGCTATAACGGGGCTAAAAGTGACCGTGACGGCTATATCTTTAAAGATGTGAAAGAAAACAAAATCTACATTATGCAAAGTAGCGCAATATTGCAAAGCAGCTACACACCTAAAGAGACTGAGAGCCGTAACCGTTTAAACGCTTTAAAACCCCTTAAAACGGGCGATACCGTAATCTTCGAGGGTAAGCCGCATAAAGTGACAATAAACGGTGATTACAGCGACGCTGGTAGTTTAAAGCCCATTTAAAACGATAGCGTAACGGGTAGAGCTACGGGTTAGCTTTATCCGGTGAGTTATCACCATTTCCTAACTATCAACAAGGGGTTTATATGTCTACCGTATATCAGGAAGTAACCGATTCAATCATTAAACAACTAGAAAACGGCGCTATGCCATGGATAAAGCCATGGGCTACCGATAGTACCGCCGATAAGAATTTCCTCTCACAAGCGCCGTATAAGGGCATTAATCGGCTTATGCTTGGTTTGTCTAGCATGGTGCATGGTTTTGGTTGTCCAGTATGGGCTAGCTTTAAACAATGGCAAACGGTAGGCGCTACCGTGAGAAAAGGTGAAAAGGGTACAAAAATTGTGTTTTACTCTCCCGTTACAAAGGAGAATAAAGCTACCGGAGATAGCGAGAGTTATAACTTGCTAAAAACCTATTATGTATTTAATGCTAGCCAAGTGGAGGGCGTTACCATTCAAGCGCCTACCGTACCCGATAAGCCGTTTAACGCTATTGAAGCCGCCGAGCTACGCATTAAGCTAACCGGCGCGGTAATCACTCACGGCGGCGATAGCGCTTTTTATGCCCCTAGCGTTGACAAAATCAACTTACCGCATAAAAGCAGCTTTTTAACTGAATCTAACTACTACGCTACCGTTTTTCATGAGTTAACGCACTGGTCAGGGCATGAGTCACGTTGTAACCGTAACCTAAAAGGGCATTTTGGTAACCCTTTGTATGCCTTTGAGGAATTAGTAGCTGAAATGGGCGCGGCGTTTTTATGTCAGGACTACCGCATAGCCGGTGAGCTACGTCACGCCGGATATATACAGTCATGGCTAAAAGTCTTAAAAGAAGATAGCCGCGCCATTTTCAAAGCCGCCGCGCTAGCTCAGAAAGCCGCAGACCATATAAACGGCTTAAACGCCGTAAACGCCGATAACGTAGCGTTACCCCTCGCGGCGTAAAAAGTAGCGTGTAGGGCGCTTAAAACGCGCCTTATGCGGTACGTTTTAACGTGCCATTTCCTAACTACCGGAGTAACCCAAATGAAAACTTTTCAAATATTTAAGAATGTCTCTTATGAGTATTTTGTCGAAGCTGAAACTTTGGAAGATGCACAAACAAAAATCATAGAGGAAAACCCAGAACATGAGAGCGAAGAGCTAATTGAATGGGTATTCGCTGATGAACATGATGGCGTGAATTGGACATACGAACCAGTCACCCATTCTTAAACCCTATAAACCCCCCACGCGCCTACGGGCGCATAACCGGAGATAACCCAATGACAAACGCTGAACACTTCGCACTTAACCAATGGCTAACTGATTACCCTGAGGGCATAAGTTATCAGGAAATAATCACCGTTCTATCTGAATCTGAGAATGAATGGACTATTGACAATGTAAACGTTTGGGAAGTGGTAGAAAATTTCACACTAGACCAAGTGGCAGAATTTATAGAAGATACCCGTAAAGCATTTGAACGCGCAACTACAGGGAAAACCGTATGAGCAGCCGATACATTTTCGACAAGGTTAACCAAGATATAACCGCCGCTATCGCCCGACAAGTAGACCGCGACAGCTACTCGCGCCCATGTACACCAAGCAATGATGATTTGGTTTGCGCCATAATCTTTGTCGTGTCAGTAGCCCTGTTAATCTTTTTATGAGGTTGCCAATGCTTAAACCCATACTTGAGAAAATTCCTCCCACGCGCACCCCTACGCGCCCAACGCGCCTACTCGCGCAAGGGTTTGACTATGTACCCGCATCACGCACCGACATCACCCAAACATGGCGGCGTTTTGGCTGGACTCCAACGGTGAAACCCAATGACCCTAGCTGATGCCCATAAGCTGCTAGACCGTGTACGCGAGGGGCATAACGCCCCCGTGTACCTTATAACCCTTGCATTGATTATGACTGGAGACATACGCCATGCGTGACCAAACTGATTGTCATTACCCCCATACGCGCCTATGCTTGCAAGACTGTGAAGATGGCTGCCGTATGCGTAAGACTGTATGGCGTAAGCGCACCATAAAAGAGTTACAAGACCAAGAGATAGAAGATGAAGCGTTTAGGAAGATTCCCCAATTTACTTATGAATGTAAGCACCTTGGCATTTGTAACGACAGACCAACCCATTGCCTAGATTGCCCGTCAAATAATGCTTTAGTTACTCTTTATTGTCTTTATTGGGCTTTGTATCTTTTTGGTACTTGTTGACAAATAAAAATTAAGTCTGATATGATTCGCGCCATTGCAGTCGAACGCAATAACTTCAAGCCATTTAAGCCAGCATCCCTCCCCGATATAAAGGGGGTTCGACAGGGGTTCTGGGTTAAGTGGCTTTTTTGTTGCCCGTCTTCAATCGCACTCCACGCGATAGCAGAGCGCCTACATGGGCGGCTTGGAAGAAAACATAGGGCAGCGCATCACCCCGTTGATAACCCTACCGAACTGTGTGCGAGGTATCGGGCAAGACATGGGGACATGGTGAGACAAGACCCATATCGAATGAATCGCATCCCTATGGGGAAGCTAGTGCATACGCATGGGCTTGGGGGAGATGCTTCTCACCCTTGGGGAAACTATGTCTAAAAGAATGTTAACTATCAATAAGGAGAAACCGATTAATAAATACAATGACTAATCATCATAAGCGTGATACATTACTTACTCATTCCTAACTATCCGAAAGGGGAAACATGAAACCACTCATTTGTGCTGATTGCAAGTGGCACATTCCATCTAAACAAAGCTCAACCGTAGCCAACTACGACAGATGCAAAGCCTCAGAGGTTATCAACCTCGTTACTGGGGAAGCCAAATACTCTTACTGCGAGACATTGCGTATGTCTGGAAGTGACTGCGGTATGGACGGCAAGCTGTTCGAGTTAAACCAAGCAGAAGAGGAAACTCCAAATGGCAACTAAGCTGCAAGACTCTCTTGTTAGAAAGATACAAGAGAACAGAGAACTAAAAGACACCATCAAAGACTTACACACCCAAGCTGAGAAAGACAAAGAGTTTCTCAGAGAAGTGCAAGACGAATCCAACAACTTAGAACTAGCCCTCAAGAAGTGCATCTTGTCTAAGGCAGAGCTGAATGACCAAATAGAGCAGCTCAAGGATGACTTGAACAAGTATGCCGAGCTGTATCACTCAACCAAGATAGTAGCTCAAGCATTGGGCGAAGCAGTCTATTTCCTCACTAAGGAGAAACAACATGGCTAATGATAGAAACGACTTTGCACCAGAGATACGCAACTCCGCTTGGTGGTCAGGCGATAGCCGTAAGGCAGCCAATGGTCATGGCAATGATGCAGTCCTTGAGAAGCTAGGGGTCAAGGAAAGAGAAGACATTAGCCACATTGAAGCAGTCCAAATGGGTCACGTCATGCAGCCTGTCATTGGACAACTAGCAAGTGCCAAACTAGGCA